GAGTCACGAAAGAAACCTACAACATGTGAGCCAGGTACTAAGCCAGTTGGTGTTGTTCCGACACCACTAACAGCAGCACTTGTGATTGGTTGTATTGGGTGTGACCAAGGCAGTTGATCTGTGGGTAGTATGATCTTATCAGGTTCGTGATAACCAATAATACGAACACGACAGCGACCTAAACGAAGAGGATCAGAAACGTCTTCGACTACTCCCTGAAACCATATAAAGTTTTGTGTTGATGGATCTATTTTCATTTTAAATGTTTTCTCACTTTATTGTATATGCTTTTAAGTTTAGATCTTGGTCTACGTTCGTTCAGTCTTTTTCTTTTGCCTAATGCGATAGACTTTTTTTTCATCTAAACTTACTCCTCGATAATTTCGTTATTTTCTGGCAGTCTTTGTTTTCTAGAGTTTCTAGAGAGTTCCATTACCAATTTATAATCATCTTTCTTTATTACATGTTTTATGTGCGATATCATATACTTACCCGATACGCTATGATCTGTGCCATCCTCTGTGAATCTAGATTCATATGATGGTATATCCACCTCAATAATTTCTCCGACTCTTCTTCTTGAATCACCAGGAACAGTTATTTCAATAACTTGACCTTGAAGTGATTTGAGTTGCGATCTTCTCATCAAAGGCAACACAAACCTTGGTGCCTGAGTCAAGTTATTTTTTGGCTGCTTTGGTTGATCGTCACCGACAGAAGTTTCTTTTTCTTCTGGTAAATCTTTTGCTAGTCCCAAAGGAGGTTGAATGCTATAGATAAAAGCGACCCCACCGACGGCTTCAATGCTGGGCACTTCTTCTCGTTCGATGTAAAAACCGCCGTAATATTCCGCATACCTTTCAAGATCTGGTCGTACCTCTCCTTCTGTCTGGAAAGCGTGCATAGACTCAACAGAAACAGATGGTCCACTGATATCGACAAGACCTCTGATTTCATCGTTGATGTTTCCTCCAAACTCCGAAGATGGTGAGGTGAATGGAGAATCAATATCACCAGACATAGGAACTGAATTTGTTGGTAATTGACTGATAGATTTTTCAGGTGAAGAGCCAGTTTCACGATAGTCTGGTTCATTGTTTGTTTTTTCTGATATTGTTCCGTATAGATTATCTTCGATGTTGTCAAACGAATAAGATGCTCGTTGATCTAAGGTTCGAATTTGTCTCGATCTTCTTGGCTCCTCTGTCGTATTAACATCTTGACGAAAATCAGAAATCAATGGGTGTGGCTCAATACTTCTTGTTCGAGAAAAGTCATCAGTGTATGAGTGATGACTCTCTTGCACCTGCTTTGATGTAATGTCGTATGATGTTGTAATGGAATCATAACCACCATCTAAGCGATTTTGAATAGAATCTTGCGTGTTAATAATTGTATAGTCTTCAATATTAAATTGTTCAATCAACAAATCGTACTTGTTTTCTGGTAAAGCAAGTGATCGATTTATTCTTCTATAGATTACAATTGGCTCTTGATCAAACTGATCGAATATGTTGATAAAGTTGTAAGAGTCCATTCTTCTAAAAAACAAAAAGCCCATTTCATTATGATTGCTATTTGATATGGCTCTGTTTGCCATGTAATTGAATGTTTCGATTGGCGTCCATCTATTTGCAGTAAAATTTATAAAATTAGCACTCTCTGAAATGTTTATTGGTGGTGTGACATCTGGTATGGCAAGATATTCAGAGTATAGTTGTTTTGCAATTTCAGAATATTTGCCACCAAAAGTTCCTGTTATCTCGATGCTATTATTCTTTTCTAGTTCAGGTGAGGCAAAACACAAAGTATAAACCTCTGTGCTATCACGGTCTGTTCTTTGTCTATCTTTTATTTTGTAAACACGATAGACATTCTTTACTACCTCTGTGCAAGGTAAATTGTATTCTATAAGAAGTGTTTCTTCACCACCAATAATAGGAGCGTTCTTAACCAAAGATAAGGTATCAACAACAGAAACTTCACCATATATGAATGGAGAATAAAGATCCTCGTTGAGCGTTAGTTCAACCATTATTTCTTTTATGTCAATAGAAAAACCATTATCGCAAATCAGACGAACAGATCCAATTTCGATTTCTCCTGGTCTTGATAATGCGTTTTTTGTTTTTGTGGTCATGTAAACAGACTATCCAAATCTTTCAAAATTGGCTCAACGAATGAACTTTTTACCAGTTTGATTCCTCTTTTCGTTTCATTTTCCTCTTCTTCATATTCTCTGTTTGTTCGAATATTGTAAGAAGATTGCAACGTGCCTTGTTTGTAACCCTCAACCAAATCTAAACTCGTGCCAGCAACAGATGTTGCGCCATAAGGATCTTGATAGTTTCCTGAGGAGTCTACAAAGTGATGAACCGCATCGGTAGTGTCAACGACTTTATTAACTGTCTCTTGTCTAACAGCGTTATCTGTAGAGATTATTTCAATCGTATCACTCGCAGAAAAAGAGCCTGTGATAGAATCAACAATTAACTCATCAAAATTTATATCCCAACCAATCACAGTTGCTTGTGCAGTAACACCCAAACTAGAAGAGTATGGTCCAGTTACATGACTACCAATGGCATACGTTTTCTTTGCAATGTTTGTATTTACTGGTGTTATGAATAAAGACTTACCAGGATATCTCTTCGAAACAAAGTTTTCTAGTTCAACCTGATCTTTAGGCCATTCTTCATAAATGTTTTGAATGTCATTTGCAAAAAGAACTAGCCAGTGAAGATCTGGTCGACCATAAATTTTTGTGGCAATGGTATCTGGTCGATCACTATCTTTAACGATATAATTAAAAAAGACTGATGACTCTTGCTTGACTTGATCTGATAAAGTAAAACTTTTTACAATATCAACAGCACGACGATACTTCTTGTCGCCAAACATATCATACGCAGTCTTTGGAAAGTTTTTACGAAAGTATGACATTAATACCCCTCGTCAATATCGCCTCTGGTGAGAAGGCTGGTTTCTGAGAATGTGAGTGTTAGTTTTACATTTGTTGGTGGTGCACCGTTAACCGTTTTGCCATCCATGTCTACAAAGCCACTCGGTTGCTCATCAAAGGTTGAATATACTCCTCCACCAGAGTAATCGACGTTAATACCTGTTATCACAGATGGTTTTAGTTTATTAACAAAAGTATTCTCCACTCCTGCCGATGAAAAGTAAGAGATCTCAAACAACGATGGATATCTTAAAAACCTTTTACTATCATCAAGTTCAGGCATGGAGTGTTTCTTGAACATTTTAATAATGTTGTATGTGACTTTTGCTTCTTCAAAATTTTGTGGTGTAAAATTAAACTCAAAAGAGAATGTTCTTTGATTGACACCTTTGAACAAGAATGCAATATGTGGGTTTCGAACCTTTCGTGTAAGAGACTCAACTGCTGCTTGTCCACCGAAGTTAACACCAACGAGACTACCCACCGAATCAATAACATTTGGTGCTGCTTGAATTGCTATTTGCTCACCAATCGACTTTGCAATCTTTTCTGTTCCTGAACCAGATGATTGTATAAGTTTGAATACGTCTTCAATGAGAGCGACACCGACCATATCATCACTCATTTGCCAGTCTAATCCATAGGCGACATTCACTGCCTCAGGAACATATAGTGCAATGCTACCTTTAAGATTTCTACCTTCTTGCTTAAGTCTTGAAGATTCTGCTGCAAGCCCACTAAAATTTTGACCAAAATTAGAGAGCCACGAGGATAGATTTCTTAGTGATCCTCCTTGTGTAATGCTATTTGCGATACCAGCGAGACCCGTTTCGTTTGCGGTTTGCTGTGCATCTTCTACTGAAAGGCCATCTAGAACTTGACTATTTTCGTTTTCTGTTACAGACGATTGCTCGGCAGAGGTGAATGATTGGCTAATAGTCTCAAAGCACAACCCGTCGATCTCAAGAATATCAAACATAATGTGATGACCTAAGCCGTTGTCTTTCGCGCCAAGACCTCTTAGTGGATATTCTAATACATTGACTGGAGAATCTGCATTAAATTGTTCTAGTAATGCTCTGTCTCTTTCTTCGCTCATTTTTTTTGTTCCTCGGGTATACATATTTATACATGGCCTACAGAGGTATATTCAAACCGACCAACCCAAAGAAATACAAGGGTGATCCGAGTAATATCGTATATCGCTCTTTATGGGAGAGAAAATTTATGAAGTTGTGTGATAACAACTCAAATATTCTCGAATGGTCTTCTGAAGAAGTTATAATTCCTTACAAATCACCTATTGACAATCGTTATCACCGTTATTTTGTAGATTTCTGGATAAGACAAAAAAACAAAGATGGTAAGATAGTTGAAAAGTTGATTGAGATTAAACCAAAGAAGTACACTAAACCACCTTCAAAGCAAAAGAAGATAACGAAGCGTTACGTTTCTGAAGTGAGAACATGGGGCATAAATAATGCTAAGTGGGAAGCAGCAAAAAAGGTGTGTACCAAAAAAGGCTGGGAGTTTCTAATTCTAACAGAAGATCACATACATGGTTGAAAAAAGAGAAAACGTAATTGGAAATATTCAAAAGGAACTTGAAGCCGAGGGGTTTACAAGCAAGACGAAGGCTCGCAAATGGATCGTAGAAAAAATACGAAGCCTAAAGCGTAAGCCTATATCAAAAAGAGTTCTTGCATCCCAAGTCAGAAAAGGTAGAGCATCAGCAGCACAAATACGCGGTAAGATGTATTTCTTTAACTATGATCCAAAGACAAAGAAAAAACTTCCTTACTACGACACCTTCCCGATGATAATTATTTTAGAGATATACAAAGATGGTTTCTTGGGTGTCAATCTTCATTACTTGCCAATCAAACTTCGAATGAATCTTCTTTCAAAGTTTATGAAACTTCTCACTAAGACACCACCCACAGAAAAGAGTTTGGCGAGAGTAAGATACAAAACCATAATGAACTTTGCTAAATATAGAGGCGTTAAGCCATGTATAAAGCGATACTTGAGTCGGCATATAAAATCTCAGATTGTTGAGATACCTGCCACAGAGTGGGAAATCGCAGCAGCGTTACCGCTTGCAAGATTCAAGAAAGAAAAAGAGTCTGTGGTTCACAGAGAAAGCACAAAGAATGCCTAAGTTCTTTATCAGCGATGTTGTCGCAAACATTGGCAACTTCAGTTACAGTTCGGCGAATCGTTTTTCGCTTGAGTTTATTGGTGGACCATTTGATGGTGAGTTGCCGCTTTTTACTTCAGGAAGAAATCTACGTTTTTACATTACTTGTGAAAATGTTTCGATGCCTGGTCAAGGTATCTCAACAGCAGAAGCAAAGATTTATGGCCCAATCAAAAAGATGCCATATGCTAAAAACTACACAAACACATTCGAAGCCACGTTTCGTGTAGGCGAAGATATGTTTGAAAGATTGATATTTGAATCTTGGCAAAATGCAATCATCAATAAAGAAACACAAAACGTAAAGTTCTATGATGAGTATGCCGCAGTTGCCATTATTCGTATTTACGATCACGAGGATCGAGAGATCTTTAATTCGCTTGTAACTGGTGTTTATCCAGAAACAATAGGTGAGATATCTTTAGATCATAGTTCAAAAGAAATGATTAAGCAGTCAATCACGTTTGCTTTTCATCAGTACATACCTCTCGGTGATCCAAAGAACACCTTCGAGATTATTCAGAACAACATCTTCAGTGGCCTGATAAACTCTAGAACGCTTGCGAGAATTGTTGAAGACGGAAGACTATCGTTTGGTATCTTAGAACCAATAAAGAGTTTATCTGGTTTCTTTAGAGGCAATTCACCCATTGCTTTTGAACCAGGCTCACAAGCAAGAATTGATGTTGTAAGCACGCTAACGAACATACTTACAGGACAGCGAAGGGGTCGACTTGAAGAGATTGAATAAGGAGTAGATTATGCCTTTACCGGTTGTTGCAACACCCACATATGATTTAACATTACCCGTATCAGAAAAGAAAATTAAGTTTCGTCCATTTTTGGTAAAAGAAGAAAAGATTCTTCTTATTGCCAGCGAATCAAAAAATCAAAGCGAGATTCTAAACTCTCTTCGAACAGTTGTGACAAACTGCGTCGAAGGTGATCTAAACATTGATGAGTTACCACTCGTTGATGTTGAGTATTTGTTTCTACAACTACGAGCAAGGTCGGTCGGTGAAGTTGTAGAATTGATTCGTGAGTTGAAGTCTGGCGAAAAAGTAAAACTAAAAGTAGATTTGACATCAATCGGTATCAAAAAGAAAAGAGTCAAGTCTGATATCAAACTCAACGAAAAGATTGGTATCAAACTAAAGGCGCCAACATTTTCTGTTTCGAAAGTCACGGGTGAGGATGAGACAGAAAAACTTTTTGACATACTAACCGAGTGTGTCGAATCCATCTATGACGAAAACGGAGTGTACTCGTCGAAAGATTACACAAAGTCTGAACTAAAACAATTTCTAGAAAGTCTAACACAATCACAATTTAAGATGTTAACAGACTATTTCGAAGCGTTGCCAAAACTATATCACGAAGTAGTATATGAAGATCCAAAAACAAACAAAAAAGAAAAGGTTGTATTCGACAACATTTATGATTTTTTTTGATATGCCTTTTCCATGATAACTTGAAGAATCACTATATCTGGAACTTTAACATGATGACCCATTTCAATTACTCTTT